TCTGCTTCTTCCTTTTCGGTTTCGGCTTCGGCTTCGTTGGCGGATTCTTCAACCTGTTCAACAGGTGCTTCGCCGACTGGTTCTTCTACCGTTTCAACAGTCTCAGCTACTGGAGCTTCAACTTTCTCGGCTTCTTCCATTTGTTCGCCTCCGAGAAGGGATTTCACAGCGAGCAGACGAGCATCCTTATTCGAGCCACGATAGACAACGGACACTTCAATCACTTCTGCGTTCCTTATCGTCTCGGTGTCGTAGTCGAAATCAAAGTCAATCATTGTGATTGAGAAAGCGTTTGAGAGATGCCCCTCGTCAATGAGAGTGAGAATCTCTTGTGCGATTCCACGACTTGAGATGCCTGCCTCAAAGATGAGTTCGCCATTCTCAAACCATGCCTTGCGAACTGAACCGATGACATCTCGAATATCGCCTGAGTGATTCAGCATGAGAGGTATGTCCACTCCCTCAACACCTTCCGAGCCAATCTGCGAAACTTGTATTTCGCCACCTGCTTTCAGAGGTAGTCTGAGTGACGGAACATCAACTCTCTCGTAATCCCTATCGACCGAGCCTGAAGAAGCGACAAACACGATTCTGCGTTCGCCGTCCACATCTTTCGTCTTGACGGTAGCGTTGAATCGGATTGATTTCTGCTTTTCTGTCATGAGTTCCCTTTTTAATGGTTGTTATCAACGATTCGCTCAAATGAGCATTGATTCGTCTGATTTTCATGTTGTTGTGTTTTGGGGTGGCATCAAAAAACCGCAAGTAAGGGTGGGCATCACTTGCGGTATTTTCTATTATTGTTTCTTCTTGGGTGGCAGTTCTTTTGTTTTAAACTTGTAGTTGATTTCCTCAACAGTCGACTGCGGGGTAATGACTTTGACGTTGAGGTGTGCCTTGCATTTCGAGTTGGGGCAGACAAGGTTCTCAATGATTGTCGTGCCTTCGATATCCATGATGTATCGCCCACAATGTTTGCAACAGTATTTCATGCTATAACTCCACCACGTCAAACACGCATTGGCAGTTGGGGTGCGCTTGCGGCGTTAGAACATCCTCGTAATTGTTCAAGTAAACGGCATCATCGAGCTGTATCTTCTCGCCGAGCGGTATGAAAGCCTCACCAGTAGCGACAACAGTACCGTCCATGTATTGGCAAAACTCGCAAGGATGTCCGCTTGTCGTGCGCCATTTGAAGCCGAACTCACGTCCTGTGACTTTCTGAATCACGTCAACGGCATCAATCTGCCCAAAGTTGTCGGCTCGGTGTTCCTCGGTGCGAGCGATGCGCTCGACTCGCCATTGGTCGGTCTTGTACACGTTCTTGATGTTCTTGATGAGCTGTTGCTTGTCTCCGCCTTCCTCGAACGTGATATTGATTGCGCTCCTTATCGTGTCCGTTATTTGGTCGGTAAACGAGTTGACGATTTTGTTCACGATTGTCTCGTATTGCTTCTCTGCGCCGTCAGATATGACGTAATGTTCAAGCGCAGGGATGTTGAGAACGATTCCGAACTGCACGAGCGTGTCTTGGTAGCGTTTCTCGCCACTCTTGAGCATCCGCTTATACAGCAGAGCCAACAATGCGAGCTGAAGTGCGTATTTGCGCTCCTCGGACGGTTGTGGAATCTGAATCTGTGCTATTTCTTGCTCGTCAATCACTCCGTCTTGGTTCTCGTCATAGATTTCAAGCCCAACAGCGGAGATTTCTTTTGATGCCGACTGTAATGAGTCAACCGTCTCGTCAATCGAGGTTTCTAGGTAGTCATTGAGCAGTCGGCGCAGTTCTTTTAACGTAGTCTTGTCCGCTTCTTTGTGAATCTCGTCATGCTCGTGCGTACAATGTGTCGGAATCGACTTTGTGACAGCGAGTTCAGGGCTGTCCTCGACTTCATCGCCAGTATCTACATCAGGCTTGTCGTTCTCAATGGTTGCCTCATCGTCTGCGCCCTTTTCGAGTAGCTTGTAAGCGTTGCTGAACTCGAAGGCATCGACAATCGAGTCGAGCGAGTAGCCTCTGTCGAGCATTTGGTTGATAATATCTGCTTCAACCTTCTTGCGCTCGGCTTCCACCTTTTCCTCGTCAGCGATAGACGGAATCTCAATATCGAACGTGATTGCGACACCGAGTCCGCCTGTGATGCGGTTCAACTCGTGCGTAAAGCGTGTCCAAATCTTGGTGGCGAATGGGCGGAGAGTCCAACGAACGAAGATGCGCTCATCGACTTTGACGGATGCATAGGTGTTGTTATCGTTGACTCCACGAATCGAAGCAGGAACTCCGAAGGTCGAGTCAATCTTGTCGTTGACCTGCTTGAAGATAGTCTCAAGGCTCATGTCCTTGTTCGGCTGTGAGAATGGAATCCACTCAATCTGCGCAGGGAGAACCGTTCCAGTATCGGCTGAGATTGGGCGGTGGATGTATTGAACATTGTTGTTGTTGCCTGAGCCTCGATGCTTGGCTTGCATCTCGTCAACGATAGCGTTGAAAGCATCAGCAGTCGGAGCAGTAATGATGAACTGCCCTGCAGGAACAGCATCGTTCTCGAACAATCCACCCTCGTATGAGGCGATGTAGTCATCTATATTCGCCCACTTCTTGACGGCTTGCGTTGGGCTGTATCCTGCCGTCAAGTCATATGGGTCGATTCCTGCCGAAATCTCAATGACTTCTCTGTCGCTGAACTCGAACTTGAGCGAGTCGGACTTGTAGAACTTGCGCCCATTGACTTCTCTAACGGTACAATCCTCGAGGAATGTGTACCCTGCGATGTTGTCGGGTGTGACATCGCCACCGTCTGCAACGACTTCTCCGCCTTCGCCATAGTGCCACACGAGGATATAAGTCGTGCGGTGCGAGAGCGCAGAGACGGCGAGAGCTTGGCGGAAGTCCACCGAACTCATTTGCCGATTCGGATGGTATAACTTGTCCACCGCAGGCACTTGCTGAATCGGCTTGCCGTTCGAGTCGATTGCGTACGGTCGAATCTCCATGAAAGCGTTTGCAATCCTTGAGACGGACGGATAGGTGTTATCAAAAGCCATTCCTTTCGCCCAATCCCATGTCACAGAGCCATGATAAGGGTTCGAGCGGTAAGAGAACGACAAAGACTTGTTGGCTTCAACACCGCCAACTGGTGTTTGCTTTTTGTCGCTCATATTGAGCATTGACTTGAACTTCTCAAACATACCGTCATTATTGAGACGGTAAGGGTGGCATCAAAAAGGCTCTGCTACCGACAGAGCCTTTGCTAAAAGAGACTAGATACTCTCCAAATAAGCAATTCTATTATATATTATTTTGCGCTCCAACGTGCCTGAATTGCGTTCTGAGCGACTTTCTGTCTCGTTTCGGTCGTTCTCCCTGCGTTTGCCTTTGCGCCCCTCTCAAAGCGTTCTAAACGTCTGCCAATGGCAAGGGCGAGCTGTGCCGTTGCGATTCCCTCGTGCCTCGATAGCTTCGGAATCTCCACAATGGTTGCGTTGTCCTGCCTGAGTCGATATTGAGTGGCTCGCTCGGTCTCGATGAGTCCGATTCCGCCCCCCTTGAATATCTCAATCGAGTAGTTGTCGAGGTTGGTTCGGCGAGCGATGTTTGCCACGAACTCTGCGATTTCTTGGTCTGTCATTATGCCTCCTCCTTTTTAACGATTCTCATGTTCCAATCGTCAACGCTGTCTTTGGTTGGCATATCGAAAGTAATGAAGTGTTCCCACACCTTGTTGTCGAGCGTGACGAAATTGTCCTTGATGTCGTTCTCGTCTGCCTCGGCTTCGTAGAATCTCGACTTCCTTCGACCCTCCCCCTGATAGAAGCACTCGAATGTGATTTTCATTATGCCTTCCCCCCATGCTTAATGTAAATGCAAGGCTCGCCTGCGTTGTTCGTGAAGTGATACCACCTCGTCACATCGTCCTTGCAGAAGCCCATGTTCTCGACATCTACGAGGGCGCAGATTCCGAGGTCTTCCACCTTCTCGCCTTCTTCGAGAGTGTACTCAATACCGTTCTCGATAGCCTCTTGGCGGATTTGTTCGATTGCCATGTATTTGCGTGTCATGTTGCGTTCCTTTCTTGAGGGGGGGGAGGCTTATGCCTCCTCCCTCTCGTTATTCTCTAATATCTCTTTGATTCTGGACTTCAATGCCCATTCGGTCTGTTTCTGAATCATCTTGACGAGGTCTCTTGCTCGCTCCTCGATGCTCATTTTGAAGTATTTGTTGCCGTCTCTGCTGTCCATGTCTGCGAGTGCCATTCCATATTCATTGTCGTTGACGAGCAGTTCGAGCATATCGCTCCTGAACATTCTGATTTGTGCTTCGTTGCGTGTGATTTCCATTGTTGTTGCTCCTTTCGGATTTATCATTGATGTTACTTACATTATACACCGTTGGAGTATAAAAGTCAAGAGTTTTTTAGGACTTTTTTGTTGGAGTTTTCCACAGGCTCAACGGATGCCTGCATATTCTATGGGCTTGCGCTCCATGTCTCGGACGGCATAGGCAATCGCATCCATAGCATGGTCGAAGCCGTCTTCAGGCTCGTCTATGATTTCGCCTGTGCGTTTCTTGCGCCAAGCATAGGTCAAGAACTCCTGCTCAAGCTCCTTCGAGTCTCTCGTATAGTGAATCTTGCGCCTCGAAACGAGTTCGATGTTGTACCGCTTTCCGTTCATCTTCTCGCCTGCCGTCTTGTTTGAACCTATCGCTCTAAGCCCACTAGACTGCATCTCAGCGATTATTTCAGGGCGAGCGTTATCACATACGAATAAGCCGTCAGGAAGGCTCTTACAGCGTTCTATGAGCGCAGGAACAGGCAACTGTGACTGATAAATGCATTGTCTGAGCCACAATGACTTGTTCTCGTCCTCATAGACTGCGATGACTGTTGTTGGGTCGTTCCAACCGAAATCTACTCCGTACCGCTTCAGAATCGCCGTCTGCGGTATTTCATCAACCGCAACCCAACCTTGATAGACGTTGCCCTCTAGCGAGCCAATCTCGCCGAGTCCGTACACTCTCCACCAGTTGCTCGTGCCGTCTCCCTTTCTTAGTTCGAGTGTCTTTCTGATGTTCTCGGAGAGAGCTTCGTTGTCTAGGTAGTTCAGCTTCACGAAATCCACGTCAGGACGGCTCAACAAGTCATGCGCCCAAAAACGATTCGCAGGGTTGAAGTCGAGCGTTATTTTTTGCTCTGTGCGGACTTCTAACTGGTCGAACGCTTCCTTCGTGATGCGGTTCGCCTCGTTGATGAACAGCCTGTCACGTCTTGCGCCGAGGGCATCCTCTGAGTCCGCCGAGTAGAACTCAATTATTGACTCATTGGGGAGTGTGAGCGTTGAATAGGTCGAGTTCCAGTCGCTCATGTACCAAATACCAGTCTCTTTTGCGATGTTGATGAAATCTCGCATCGCACCATGACGGAGGTTCGGCATCGTGTCCGACATGATAGTTGTCAGAATCTTCGGCTGTCTGATTGCCTCGTCTAGCTCGTCAATCAGGATGTCATACGTCTTGCCTGCCGATGTGCCGCCCTGAACGACTCTGATGCGCTTCTTCATAGCGACAATCTTGTCGAGGGCGGTTGTTTCTTGGAGTGTCATTCGTCTCCCCTAAGATAACTGTTGATATAGTGCCTGACGGCTCGGTCGATTCTCTCCCACTCTAGCAGGTTCTTGCCTGACCAGTCGATTTTCTCCAACTTGTACGGCTTTGGCATGATTTGGAATCCATATGCCTCTAATATACGAGTGTAGCCACTCAACATCCTGTCGCTGTTACCTTTTTCTAATCGGCAGATGCGAGCAGGGTCGATTCCGCTCAGCTCCGCTACTTCCGATTGGCTCAGACGTGCGTTTTCTCGTGCGCTTTTAAGCATACTGCCTGTGACAATCACTTCTTCCCCTTCATTGGCAGAATCGGTTTGATTTCGATGTTCTTGTTCTCATTGACCTGCTTCGGCATGCCATAGACTTGGTTCATCATGCCTTGCAGAACTGTCCAATCGCCCTTGTTGATACAAGTTGCAAGCTTGCGCTCGAAATATGGTGCATCCTTGTCTTTCACGATTGCCGTCAGTTCTTCTTCCGACAGCTTCAGCATTTGCTCGAGCTTGAAGCGAGCCGTATCTTCTTTCTTCCATGCGCCGTTGTGTCTGCGTTCAGGGTGCGCCTCGAAGCCGTCAGGCAATACTTGACCATTTATTGGCGAGGGTTTTCTTTTGCGGTTGTCGCTCGCTTGGTTTGTAGCCATTTCTTCTCCTTTCTCTTTTGATGAACTTTTGCATATCTCGTTTTAGAGTCCAACTCTTTGTCGTGTCGATTATGCGTTGCGCTTCTTCGATTGTCATTGGGCACGCTCCGCCTTCTTCCCTGTTAGGTTTTCCCAACGCTCGATGATGACATCGACATAGTGTGGGTCGAGTTCCATCATGAAACATTTGCGCCCTGTCTGCTCGCATGCGATAAGGGTCGAGCCGCTACCGCCAAAACAATCAAGAATACTGTCATTTTCTTCTGAAAAGTCTTTTAATACATTTGCAAGCATTCCAACAGGCTTTTGAGTCGGGTGAACCCTTGTTTTGCCCTCAACTTCTCTACTGCCCTCACGGCATAAACCATTCCACAAGTAATGATATAGTCTAACGCCTTTATCAAAAGAAGTCCACGCAAGTTCGGCATCAGCAAAATTACCTGTATTCTGTTTGTCCCAAACAATCCAGCACCTTGAAGGTGGTAAAAAGTCTGTAAAGTAGTTGCCACCGAATATGATTTGATTTTCTGTACAAGTTATAGCAACATCGTAATTTGCTCTTGCTGTATCGGTAGTATCATCACCTATAATTGCAGAATAAGTTTTACTTTTGACTATATTCCACCCACCTACTTTTCCAAAAGCCTTATCGCCACCAACTTTATTCCCTTTTACTACATCAATGCCATAAGGTGGGTCTGTCAATAAAAGTTTAGTTTTTACTCCGTCCATAAGTCTCTCAACTTGCTTTTCATTTGTAGCATCCCCACACATGAGTCTATGCTCGCCGAGTTGATATATCTCGCCCAATTTCGATTTCGGCTCGGCAGGCGGTTCAGGTGCTTCATCCTCAACAATTTCTTCTTCGATGTCTGCGATTGGTAAGTCAATCCCCCAATCGTCTAACGGCAAGTCATCCCACTCATTTGCCAACACGTCAAAATCCCATTCACCATTCTGAACATTGTCCCGAATCACGAACTCACGTTTTTCTTCTTCGCTCAACCCTTCAACGACTTTGACGTTGACTTCTTTTTCTCCGTTCGCCAGTAACGCTTTGGCACGTTGGTGACCGCCTAAGATTCGGTTGTTCTCGTCAACAACGATTTCTCGAATGTCGAGCATCTTTGGAAACGATTTGATTGACTCTTTGAGTCGTTCAAAATCGTCCTTCTTGATTTGGCGGGGATTGTTCTCGGTAGGAATCAAGTCCGCCAGTTTCATTTTTTTGATTGATGTTTTCATTTTCCCTCCTTCCTCGCTTTCTTCAATGCTCTTAGGATGATTTTCTTCATGTTGTCGAGGCTCATTTTCCCCCCAATAATTCAGGGTTTTCGTGGATGTTGCCGATAATTTCTAAATCATCAACCATGTCACCGTTTATCCTTTCACTGTTTATTGGCCAATTTACCCAAAAACAACCCTCATCGAAGTTGATATAGGCATTTTCATCATATTCATCCACCCATCTAACTATATCCCCCTCATATATCTCTTTGCCGTTCTTGTCCTTTAAGCCTGTGTATTGCTCGATAATAAAGCCATCTATGTCATAGATACATCCATCACTAATATCATTAAGCGTATAGATATAAGGGTCTACGCCATTTTGGCTTAAATATTCTTTAATATTTTTACCCCACGCTCTAAACTTTAGCTCTCGCATTCTTTACCTTTCTTCGCAGGCTTGCTTAATGCCTTGATTTTCTTCTTTAGCTCATCGTTTTCCTGCGCCATAGCCTCGATTCTCCCCTCGCATGAGCTGAGTTCGCCCTCTAGTTTGATAACTCGTAGCTTAAGTTCGTTATTTCTGCTTGCGATGCTATCCGCCTCTCTACGTCTTTCATCTAACTCCTCGTGCCTTTCGAGTTCATGCTTATACAGCTCCTTATAGTTGGCATAATTGCGCCCTGCTTCTTCCGCTTCTTTCTTTGCGTCTGTGAGCCTTTCCTCGTAGTAGTTACGCAAAGCTCTGGCTTCTTTGATAATTATTGGACGTTTATCTTTAACCGTTTCTACCAGCTCTAAAATGACAACCATTCCAATTACGACCACTAGAATAATGTTTGTAATAATTAGGACTATCATTCCTCCTCCTCTCCACAGAGTTCTGTGACGGTGTAAGTATGGCCATCTTCAAGACCTAACACCTGATTGAAGTGAATTTCGTTCCTAGATATATCTTCAAGACAGTTTGGACCCTCATAGTATTTTAATTCCGTAGCACAGTTTACCTTTGCCCATGGTCTGATAATCTCTCGTATTTCCTCGTCATCAATGAGTGGCTCGGTTGGCTCGTATGCCTCATAACTGTCATTGAATTGCTCAACGCTCCTGAATATGAACGTGTGCTTGTTGAGGCTTGCGATTTCTCCGTCTATTTGTTCGTCTGTTATAACGACCATGTCGCAGGTTTGGGCTTTGCCTGTCTTTTTATTGCGCAATTTCATTTCTTACCCTTCCCCCTTCGCCCCCAACCGTCATAGGTTTCTTCATCTTCTTCGTATAAGTCGCAATTCCGATAGTCACGATGATTGCATAGACAGACCAACTCCCCCTCTACGAACTCAATTCTGCAATTTTTGCTCATGCGATTCTCCTTATCTGTTTATCTCTTAGTAACATCTTGATGCTCAACAAATACCCCTCTGCGTTGTCTCCCATGCGGTAGAGCTTGAACCTGTTGGCTCGCAAGTATCGCCTCATCTGCTCAGCGTTGAAACAATAAAGTTTGCCGTTGCCTTCGATGTAATACATGACAAAATCTGCTTCTGTCTTGGCGAGACAGCCGATGTTGCCACTTGTTTTGGCTTCAAAAGCGATGTTGCCTGTTTCGTGCGCCATTCTGTCCGTTTTCACTTCATACTTCGCTATATGTCCGTCACTAGCGATGCCGAGTAGGTCGATGTCTTTGCCTTGAAAGTATTTGTCATTTGAGCAATCCCATACATTCTCAAAAACGTCCGAGGACTCAAGAAGATTGCGGACGATTGCCTCGCCCTCTCTCCCAAAGCTCAAGTCCTCGGCAAATGACATCTATTACTTGACCTCTGTTGTCTTCGTCTTGTTCTTTTTCACGATGCCCTGCTTCTTGGTTGGCTTCTTCGTGATTTCGACCGTCTCGGTGTCTTTCTTTTCTTCTTCTTTGACGAGAATGTCTCGTGCAATCTTGTTTTGCTGTTCCATTGTGATGAACATACCTTTGCTCCCTTCTATTTGCTTAATAAAGTTGTCATACCCATA